ATGATTGGTGGCCTTCGTATTTTGGCAGGAGAAGCAGCATGAACGCGCACTCAAAACCGCTTCGCGTGGTCGCACTAGATGGAATCTGGGAGCTTGACCAAAACACCGGCCATTACGAGCGCCTGGAGATCTTCGAGGAAGAGCCTCGCTGGCCTCTCTGGCGCCTCTGCTACGGCTGGCCTGCCATCGCCCTTGTCATCGGGATAGCTGCCTATGCGGTGTGGAGGGTTTTCGCAGGATGATCCGCGTAATCCTTGAGAGCCCGTATGCCGGTGATGTTGAAGCGAATGTCGCATATGCCAGACGCGCGCTGCGCGATTGTCTGTTGCGCGGTGAGGCGCCGATCGTGAGCCATCTTCTTTATACGCAGCCTGGCGTCCTCGAAGATCTCATACCGTCCGAACGTGCGCTTGGAATCGAAGCCGGTCTGGCTTGGGGTGCGCTCGCTGAAAAGACCGTGGTCTATACCGATCGCGGAACGTCTCGCGGGATGCAGTATGGCATAGATCGCGCCATCAGCGAAGGCAGGCCCGTTGAATTTCGAACCATCGGCGATGAAGTATGACGGCGCCTTCTGCACGCGGGCTGTTCCGCGCCACCGGAAAGAAGTCGAAGCCAGTCGTCCAGATGAACCTGGATGGCACCTACGAGCGTGTCGATGGTTTGGAGCGTGAGAAGGATGATTTCTACCCGACGCCGCCAGAGCCGACACGGGCGCTACTCGCGGCCGAGATCGATCGACTGCGCGAATTTCCTTGGATATGGGAGCCGGCAGCCGGCGATGGTGCCATGGTCAGAGAAATGCAGGCAGTCGGGCTCGACGTTGTAGCGTCGGATCTCGTGGATCGAGGATGCGGCGCAGATATCCTCTCATTCTACGATTTTCCTTGCGCCGCCTCAATGGCCATAGTGACGAACCCACCCTTCGGTGAATGCGGCTGGGGCAACGGTAAAGCCCGCTGGCTAAAGCATGCGCTCGACGTGATGAAGGTCGAGTACATGGCGCTGCTAATGAATTGGGGATGGCCCGGGGCGGGCGGACTCGGTCCATTCTACGCCCAGCATCCGCCGGCCCGGGTTTACCTCATGCGCTGGAAGATCGACTTCACCGGGCAGGGCGCGCCTCCGATGCTTAATGCCTGGTTTGTCTGGGACAAGCAATGGCATGGTGAAACAGTCCTTCGCATGCTCGACAGGAAGGACGCGCGTCAATCCGAGCTGTTTGGGGAGGCCGCATGAGCGAGCATCAGATCCAGTCTGCGATCATCAGCTATCTGGACCGCGTGCTGCCATCGACCATCCGCGCGGTGGGTGTCTCGAACAATCCTCGCTCCGCCATCACAGGCGCCAAGGAAAAGGCGAGGGGCATGCGCAAGGGCTTTCCGGACATCCTTCTCACAGGAGCCTTCCACGGGCTTCTGGAGGTCAAGAAAGAGGGTTCGTACCTCCGGCCGGAGCAGCGCGAGTGGCGGGATTTCCTCGCTTCCCAGCAAGTTCCTGTAGCCGTCGTGAGAAGCATTGAGGATGTCCGCGAGACTTTGAGCGGCTGGGGCATCCGAACCAAGGAAGCCGCCTAATTCGATAGGGCGCCAAGCCCTGATTTGAGGGATCGAGATGAAAGCACCCATTCAAGAGCCCGAGGGATTCGCTGAATTTTGGGCTGTCTGGCGTCCCTGTATGCGCAGGACAGATGGTCGCGGCGATGCACGTGAAACATACCGCAAGCACATCCTGGCCGGAGCAATGCCGGAAGACATCATCGACGGCGCCAAGGCGTTTCTCCGCGACATGCCGGAGCGCGACAAGGCCTACATCCCCCTGGCGGCATCTTGGCTCAACAAATGCGCTTACCTCGATTGGGCGGACAAGGAACGTGAGTACCAGGCTCGCCTAGCGGCTCGGGCAGAGAACGTCGTCCAGATGAAGCCGCTCAGCAACTACAAGCCCAAGTTCCTTCAGGATTGGGAAACTCAGAAGCGGGAGGGGTGAATGCAAACGCTTATCCAGTTCGCGGGAGACGACAAGCCCGCCCGGCTTCGCCCCTATCGGCAACCACTCTCCGCATTGTCGCTCTTTCGCATTGGCCACGACACAGGGGACATCGCCAGCATTCTGGGCTGTTCCGAGCCGGATGCACTAAAGCAACTCAGCATTGAGCGCAGCCGGCATCTTAATCTTCCAAGCCCTTATAAGCGTAAGGAGTAGCGTATGGGTGTTGTAGCATTTGCCGGATACGATCCGACCGAGAAGCCGTTCGTTCGAAAGACGGCGCTGTCGATGGGCTATACGCCAGAGTTCATCGCTCAGGCAAAACAGTCCAGAGAGCGCGCGGCTCGCGAAGAGATGAACCGCCAAGGACTGCTGACCCTGCGTCGATGGGGCATGCCTGAATGGGCTAGGGACATCGTAGCTGAAGTCTGCGCGCGCCGCGATGTTTTCATAAGCGATCTGGCCAGCGCGTGCCGCCGGCACAAAGTCGTGCATGCCAGGAACGAAGCCATCTACCGCGTCAAGGAAAGCAAGATGACGCTTTCCAGCCCACAGATCGCCGCATGGTTCAATCGCGACCATGTTTCGATCCTCTATTCCATAGCCAGTCATCAGCAGATGAACGGGCTCCCAAAGCTGGTGGGCTACGACCTTGAGCGGTCGAGAGAAACGCGCAGACGAAGGAACCGGAAATGAGCATCAAACCAGAACTGCCAGGCGAGATTTACGAGGACAAGAATGGCGACCGCTGGCTTGTCATGTCTCTGTGCAACGAGCCAACCGTCACCATGCAGAGGCTTCTGCCGCAATGGGATAATGCCCCGCCGGCCTTTAAACAGTCTGGCGGCATCCATGGCCTGATGTGGGACGGCTTCAAGAAAGTTCTCAATGCGCCAGAACGGAGCGGAGAGTGAGATGGGCATGGTTTGGCTCTCAGGCTGCTTTCGGCTGCTTTACGAATGGTTGAATCCAGAACCAGAGAGGCCGCCAGATAAACCATGGCTGATCGATCGTGATGGTACGGTTTACAAGCCGGAGCGTCGTGTCGTTCTAAAAGCCAAGGACTAGCGGAGGACACCATGACCAAGGCAGCAACATGCGACACGTGCAAGCATTTTGGCCCTAGCACCGAAATGCCAGCTCCGTTCGGTACGTGCGGGCGATGGAAGACCGGATATGATCGCCCGCACATAGAAGAGAATGAGTGCTTGGTAGAGGACGATGAGTGGTGGGCCAATGTCGTCGGTCCCAAATTCGGCTGCGTTCTTCATGAGGACAAGGAATGACCAAGGCAGCAACGAGGGCTGAGAAGCGGCGACGCAGAGGCAGGCCAAGGCTTGAGGTTGAATACCGCGAACCAAATGGCCGCGCATCTAGAGCGGATGAGCCGGCCGATAAACTTGCCCTGGAGACGCGCGCGCGCCGGCTTGGGCTCACAGTCATCCAGGCGAAGGATCAACGGGCAGAGACCTATATAGGCTATCTCGCCATCCTCGGACCCCGCGACGGGCTCAGCGAGGCGCAATACGAGGCGGCAACGCAATATCTCTCATTGCGATCTGACTGGCTAATGTCGAAAAAGGCGCCGAACGCCAGCGTCAACAATGGCACCATTGGAATGCCGAGCGACCACATTTCCGATGCCTATATTCAATGGTGCGAGGACGTGGACGAGCGCTACACAGACTGCCGCAAAGCCATCCAGGAAGCGCAGGGCGAGAACCGCTGCGACAATCTCTGGGCAGCTCTGGATTTGTGCGTGATTCAGGGCCAGAGGTTCGACCACATGATCGGCGCAACGCGGCTTGTGTGCAATGCGCTGGTGAAATTTTTCCGCTGTTGACTTTCTCTAGCAAATCGGATTTATTGACGCATAGCTTCACTTTGGCGCTTTGCGCCCCAAGCAAAATCCCCATTTCACAAATTGCAGGCCCCGGTCTCGGCGCGATCGCCATGACTTCGGCATAAGTGCAGTCATCTGCCGCCTGCAATGCCCGATTCCACACAAATGTGGAGCGCAGTGCATCTCCGGTAATCCGGCAACCTCCCCTCAAAAGGACTGCCACCATGTCGATCTTCAACGTCTTGTTTAATAAGAGCCCCGAGCGAGTGCGCGGGCTCTACTATCCGCCAGAGGCCGGCCAAACTTGGGCGAACCATAGGGAGTGGGCAGGCAGTCAGCGGCCTTCTACTGAGGGGTTTATGGCTGTCGCCCTTGCCGCGACCACGCCTAGCAGCCATCACTGCCGGATTGGGAAGATCACTATGAAAGCCATCAATGGCTGAGCGTGGTCGAAAGCCCGGTTTCACAATGTCGCATGAACACCGGGTTAAAATCCAAAATAGCAACATTCTCAACGCCCTTATCGAGCACGTCGAGGGTAAGAGGGAGATGAGCGCCAGCCAGGTAAGCGCTGGGCTTGGATTGCTCAAGAAAGCTCTGCCTGATCTATCGACGGTCGAGCATATGGGCGATGCAGACAACCCGATCGTTCATCGCATCGAGCGACTGATTGTCGACCCTGCAAATCCCAACCGCTAGGGTCTTTGCCCCGCTTCTGGGGCCAATGCGGTACAAGGCAGCATATGGTGGGCGCGGCTCGGGTAAGTCGCATTTCTTCGCTGGCCTACTGGTCGAGCGTGCATATGCGGAGCCCGGCTTTCGAGCTGTCTGCATTCGTGAAGTCCAAAAGGATCTAGGCGAATCCGCCAAGCGCCTGATCGAGGACAAGGTCAAGGCGAGCGATCTGGGCGCTCATTTCGATTGCCAGCGCGCCCAGATCGTAACGCCTGGCGGTGGTGTGATCATCTTCGAGGGCATGCAGGACCACAACGCCGAAAGCATCAAGTCTCTCGAAGGCTTTGATGTGGCTTGGGTCGAAGAAGCGCAGACACTAAGCGAACGCAGCTTGACCATGCTGCGACCTACAATCCGCAAGAGTGGGTCGGAGTTGTGGTTCTCATGGAACCCGCGTCGTAAAACAGACGCTGTTGATGATTTCTTTCGTGGGCCGGCCGGAGCGCCGTCACGGTCAACAGTCGTAAGCGCAAACTGGTCAGACAATCCATGGTTTCCTCAAGAGCTTCACGAGGAGCGAGAGGAAGACCTGGATAAGCGCCCAGATCAATGCGAGCACATCTGGGAAGGCGGATACGCTACTGTTCTCTCTGGCGCCTATTACGCCAAGTATTTGATTGAGGCAAAAGCCAAGGGCCGCATTGGCAGGGTTGGCGCTGATCCGCTGATGACCATCCGCTTGTTTGCCGACATTGGCGGGACAGGCAAGAAAGCCGACGCTTTCACATTCTGGGCTGCTCAGTTCATCGGCCGTGAAATTCGCGTCTTGAATTATTACGAAGCCGTAGGCCAGCCGCTTGGCCATCATCTCTCGTGGCTGAGGGAAAATAAATATCTACCGGGCAATTCGGCAATCTGGTTGCCGCATGATGGCGACAATAACGAGTCCATCATTGACTGGAACTACAAAGCCGCTTTCGAACAACACGGCTATGATGTGACCGTTGTCCCCAATCAGGGGCCCGGCGCGGCCAAGATGCGCATAGAGGCGGGGCGGCGCCTCTTCCCGAGCATCTGGTTCAACGAAGACACAACGGAGCCGGGCCGCGATGCGCTGGGCTGGTATCACGAAAAGCACGATGAGACGCGGAACATCGGGCTTGGACCTGAGCACGATTGGGCTTCACACGGCGCGGATTCGTTCGGCCTGATGTGCGTCTGCTACGAGCCGCCCGTTCAAACATCGTCCTATGCGGCGCCTAACAATTCCTGGGTGGTTTGATGGCTAAAGGCGAGCGCATGGATGAGGAGGAGATCAAAGCCCTCCTCGCTATGGAGATTCAAAGCTCGGTCTCGTTCACCGAATCCGAACTGTCGGGCCAGCGCGCGCGTGCACTGGAATACTATCGCGGCGTGATGAACGACACGCCAGCGGCGAACAATCGCTCGTCTGTCGTTTCCCGTGATGTGGCCGACACGATCGGCTGGATGCTTCCTGGCATCATCCGCGTGTTCTCTGCCTCTGACAGGATGGCCGAATACGAGCCATACGGTCCAAACGATGAGGAGTTCGCCAAGCAGGCGACAGACTATTGCAATTACGTCTTCTGGAAGGACAACAATGGCTATCGTGTTTTGTGGGATGCCACGCATGACAGCCTGCTTCTTGGAAACGGGATTGTAAAGCACTGGTGGGACGATAAGGAGGAATGCGAGTATTCCGAACTGTCCGGGCTCACGGCTGAACAGATCGCCATTCTCCAGGCCGCTCAGGGCGTTGAGGTAACGGCACAGAAGGCCGGCGAACCTCAAATCGTCATCATGCAAGATCCTGCCACGGGGCAGATGGTTGAGCAGCAAATCCCCGTCTTTGACGTGAAGATGAAACGCGTGACACGGGCGGGGCGCCTGAGGATCAAGTGCATCGCAGGGGAGGACTTTCTCAAGGACCGCGATTCCACCGACATCGAGGATGCGCGCTTCACTGCCCACAGGGATGAAGTCACACGTTCCGATCTTATTGAGATGGGCTTTGACCAAGCGGTTGTTGATGAACTGCCCGCCTATCGTCATTCCGGGCTTCAGGAAGAGCGCCAGGCGCGAGATCCGAACTTCGATGTCACATCAGACACCCAGGACAAGGCCATGCAGCTTATCGAGCTGTATGAGTGCTACCTGAAAGTTGATGTTGATGGAGATGGCATAGCAGAGACCATCCGTGCCTTCTATGCTGGCTCTGGTGGTTCGGGACAATTGCTCGACTGGGAAGTATGGGATGATGATGTCCCGTTCTCGGACATTCCCTGTGAGCCTGTTCCTCATCGCTGGGACGCGCGTTCCGTTGCTGATGAGACGATGGACACCCAGCGCGTCAAGACGGTGCTGACGCGCCAGTTCCTCGACAATCTCTACTGGGTGAACAACCCGCTGATGTGGGTTGAGGACGGATCGGTGATGAACCCGGAGATGATGGCGGCTCCCGTCTTCGGTGGCACTATCCGCGTCAAGAAGGGCACGCAAGTCCCGCCGACGCCTCTTGCCATTCCCTTCATTGGCGACAAAGCTTTGATGGGTCTGGAGCACTTCGATCAAGTGACGGAGAAGCGCACTGGCGTTTCCCGTTC